TTACCATGTTTATCATAACCTGCAAACTTTTTACCACGCTCTATTATTGTTGGCTGTTCACTTCTAGGCAAGTCACCTTCATTGAGTTGTGCGTTACTAATATTTTTGCCTTTTCTGCTTGCTCTAGACATTGCTCTTTATCCGAAAATGTACCGATCTGGTAGTATTGTAGGCGATCTGTACTAATAAAATGTAGAAAAACCAAAACGTAAATCATCGCAAATAATCCCAAATATCCAACCATCCCATATAATGCAAATAACCTGCTGCTCCTATAAATGTCATAATAAGCAGAACAATTATACCCACTATCGTAACCATTAACTCCTGTTGCGCTATCTGATCCCTTCGGGCTTGCGCTTCAGCTTCCCTTTTCTCTGCTAAAACTTCCCTTCTAATCTTTAAAAGTTCTAAGTATTTTGACCTACCATAGGTCTGTGTAATCCACTCTTTTAATTCTTCTTCAGCCTCTGCTGCCTGTCTAATTTTCGCCCAGCGATCCAACGCCGTAGCATTTGCACTTTTGCTTGATATACCTTTTTTCTGTAAAGTTTTCTTTGCTTGGTCAGTTGCGTCAAAAAATTGGCCGATCTGTTTGCTCAGACCAGCCACGGTTTTTCCAGCAGCTAGGCCAGTTTTGATGCCCGCAAGGATTGTTATGGGGTCCATACTTACATTCCATCAGAGTTCATAGGGCGTCTTGTTAAATATTCTAATGTGTTCTCTACGGTTTTAACCCTAGCTTGCAGTTTAACAATCGCCATCATGTGAGAGGCCATCCCACCTAAGTCCTCATGGATCTGGTCTACCTCTTCCCAGATCTCGTTGTCCCCATCTTCCATATCCTCGTAAACTTCTACAAGTATCTCGATCATTTCATCAAGTTGTTTACTGTTCTGTTCTACATCCCTGATTAGATTTGTTCTGTCGGTAGCGTTATTCTCAACCGTCAAGACATTTACCGTATCTTCGAGGTTAGATATTGTACTAGCTTGCTGTGCAGTCCACCATATAAAACCACCGATCTGAGCTATAACAACCCCGACTACAGCAATACTTACCTTTGGTAGTTTATCAGACATCTATCTATATCCTCTACGGGCTACAGCTTCGCGTTGCACATCGATACGCTCACGGTTTACATCACTGCGGTCGTCTGCAATCTGCTCCTGAAGCTCTAGTCTAGCCGAATCCGTCGTGGCTTGTTGCTCCATCTTCATCTGCTCTAGGTCAAGCTTGGCCTGATCCATTGTTGCCTTTTGCTGGCTTTCCATCTGCTTGATAGCCAACTCCTGCATACGGATATTGACGAGCGGATCTTGTTGCTGTCCGTCTTCTCCTTTGTACGTGAGCATAGGCATGACCTCTTGCAGAAGTTGAGTCTCCACCTGCGCCACACGAGCTTCAACCATGTCTGGTGCCATAGGTTGCATCATGGGCGGCTGTGCCCCAACCTGCATCAATGCCATCTGCTGTTGTTGCTGCTGTTGGATCTCGCCCTGCACAATCGTACGAGCCTTCATATTAACATGCTGTAACACATGACTAAACAATGCCGCTAATACCTGTGGTGTCTGCTGTAGTATGCTCAGTGCCAACAGTGAAATGTGTGCTGCGATGTGTGCATCGTGATCTTGCTGTGGATATGCCTGTGGAGTTTTACCGCCGATCATAGCCGCATTCTCAGAGGCTGGGTCTTGTGGCTGTGGTTTTGGAGCCGGGGGCAATATCTCGTCTATATTCTGCACCTCCAATGCTTGGTACATCCTTCGATAGGCTGCATGTAAGTTGTGCATCTGGGGGTTAGACTGCGCCAACTGTAATTGCGTTTGAGCTAGAGTCACCCGCTGCGCCATAGAGAAGATGTTCGGATCGCTGACTGGGAGGACGTCAACCCGACCATCGAAGTCTTGCGCCTTAACCTGTGATGGTGCACCCGCGACCGCGTACGGGTACATGGGAGGTAGGTTTTCAGCGAAGATACGCGCCAGTAAACGAAACTCCGTTTTCTGTGCGTAGTGCAGACGTTTGTGAATCGCAGACATAACCTTCATGCCACGCTCAATTACAGCAACGGTTGTGCCTACTGGCATCTCGTTACTCATATCCCCAATCTGTTGATCAGCCAGAGCTACAAAACGACGACCGTCCTGTACCAGTCCGCCCAACATAGCCGCCAATGTGCCCGATGGCTCTTTGTACGGAAGTGGTATGATAGCGTCTCTGATGCTCCCTCCTGGGGCGTCAATGTCTCTCCACTCTCCGGGCTGTAATGGCTCATCGTCATTGCGTACCCTCACTCCACGGGCTTTAAAACCAGCGGGAAGGTTAGCCAGAGTACCAGCGTCAATCAACTGACGTAGCAAACTGGTCGCCGCTCGACCCAAACCACCAATCATATGAATCAAACCAAATCCATAAAAACCCAAACCAGGCATGAACTTGTAATGCACAAAGTACTGAGTCTTTTTCTTAATCGGATCGTCCATCCCGTAATTCCTACGGATAGCCAGAATCTGATTGGAGTTCTCATCAATCGTAACAATGTAAGGAAGCTTAATACCCGTAGCCTCACCCGTCGTTGGATCTGTGTCTTCAAACCCTTCTATGTCCAGATCTGCATGGATCTCCAAGATCGTCAGCACATCGTCGCTATAGTTCTTCGATAGACCTTCTAGTTCGTTGACCTTCTGCTTAACTGCATCTTCCTCTGATTCTTCCGAAACCATCAGATCAACATCGCGGTACATTCCCGCATACTGCATCTTCTTAACTTCGTTCTCATCCATGCGTAAAACATGCGTAACCCTAGTCGCCGTCGCCAAGTCCGTAGCTGAATACGGTACAACCAGATCCTGCGCTGGGATAAACTTCGATACCGCCCTCTGTTTTGTAGGATCAAAGTACACTTTCTTAAACGTTGATCCCGATAGCGGTAAGTAAAATAACATCTGATCCATGTCTGGATCGTATTCTTCCATGATTTCCGTAATCTGGAAGTTCATAAAATCCTTGACACGAGTAGCCTGTTCCTCACGGGCCTGGTCCTTCAAACCCACAATGTTGGTTCTAACTGGCCCACCCGATGGCAGAAGTTCCTTGTATGCCTGTGCTTGGAACTGAGTCACGCTCTCACTAACCATAGGGTGGGTAATGCCGCTTGCCCCTTCAAACGGCGTTGTTCTGTCCTCTGTTCTAATACCTAATAGGTCAAGACCGTTGACGTATGTGTCTTCCCACTCAGACCTCGAATCGAGATCATCCTTATAAGATCCCCTCAAATCTGATGACAACGATCCAAGGATCGCATCGTCCAGAAACTCTGCAAGGTTAGCATCAAACGGAATCAACTCTTCCTGTGGCATTTCATCTGCCATCATCAGAGCTTGAACAATGGCTCCACCCATCCCGTCGTCTATGACTTCTGCACCACCTTCAAATTCTTCTGGTGCGTCGATAGGAATTTCTACGTCTGGTAGTCCTTCTGTGTCGTCCAGATCTAAACCTGGTGTGACCATGTTAGGTGGTAATGCCATCAATAATACACCCTTTTACGGGGCCTCCATTCTAAGTCGTCTTCGTTTTCTCCGTTGAGGTAAATGAATCCACCCCTACGAAAACGCATCAATGCTAATGTCATGCTATCACAAAAGTCGTCATGATCGCCATTAGGAAATGAAACTACTTCTTCGACCACTTCATCAGCAAACTTCTCATGCATCGGTGCCCATATCATACCAGCTTCAAACAATGGCGCAACCATGTGCATTCTACTAACCTTATCATTTCCTTTGCCCGGTGAGAACCCCAAAGCTGGAATACCACGCAATCGAAGCTCGTCAATCAACGGTGTACCCGTCGCTTTTGCCTCCACAATCACCATGTCCGGCTCCCAATACTCGTGTTCTTCGTAGGCAATCTCCTTCAATTCAGGAAAGTTCCACCTCCCCCGACGTGCATCCAGCAGAATAGCGTGATCTGCCCCACCTTCCTCTGGTTTGAAGATCCCCCACGTCGTAATCGCACTGTAATCCGCTGATTCCTTCTTGGAAAACGCCGTATCGTACGCCTGAATGATGTAATCGAGGCTAGGAATCTTTTCTTTCTCCCAATCTTGCCACCATTCCCGTTTAATTATAGCCGCTTCCGACGCTGTCGGCGTCTGTTGCCACTGTGCATTCCATTTTCCTACAGGAAGTGACGCCTTAATCGACAACAATGCGTCTTTTTCCCAGAATTCAGGCCATAATGGTTTGTCTGACGGTAGAATTGCAGGAAATTCCACCACTTCCCACTGATCTGCCATCGAATCACCGCCCTGCGCTTGCATCAAACGGCCTGTCAAGTCTTTTTTGCCCCATCTTGTCATCACCAAGATGATCGCACCACCTGGTTGGAGACGTTGTCGAGGCCCAGAAGTGTACCATTCGTACGCATTATCAAACGCACTCTCGCTCAGAGCGTCCTGCTCCGAGTGTGGGTCGTCAATAATGAACAAATCCGCACCACGACCAGTAACCGCAGCTCCAACACCAGCCGCAAAGTACTCACCACCCTTGTCCGTTTGCCATTTTCCTGCGCCTTTGTTGTCTTCTTTTAGATTGGTATCAGGAAAGATGTCTTTATATTGTGGATCGTCTATAAGATCTCGAACCTTACGCCCAAATCGTACCGCCAACTCCGTATTGTGCGTCGCCTGAATGATCTTCAACTTAGGATTTCGACCCAAGAACCATGCTGGCATCAAATATGACGCAAATTCCGACTTCGAATGACGAGGCGGCATATTAATTATAAGCCTCTTGAGTTCTCCTCGTGCAACACGTTCAAGTTTTTCCGCAATAATCCTATGATGCCGACCCTCAATGAAGTTTTCATAGACATGATGAGCAAACGGCATGAACTTCTCAACCGCCTCTTCACGTAAATCTAACTTCTTCTTGGCCTCAGTAAGTGCCAAGATCTCCTTCAGTGCTTCCTCTGGGAGAGCTTGGAGGTTCATGAGCCGTTAGACCAGCTTGTTAATCGCAGGGGCTAAAGTCCCAAGACCACCCTGCGGCATTGGCATCGCTCTGGGCGGTGTTGCCAGTAATGGGTTTGCCACAACTGTTGGTTTTAGTTGACCCAAGGTCACCGGAGCCATCTGCGTATATGGAGATAAATTAGACGTCATCACAGGACTAGAAGGAGTGGTCACCGGACCAGGAAACGGTTGCTTGAACGGATCTAATACACACTGCTTGGTCTTTGGGTCCATCATATATCCCTCTGGACATGGATCATCTGGCTCCTTTACAACCTCAGTCACAACTGGCTTATTATCGTCATCGTCCGTACTACCCACATTCATCATCGCCAACTGACGTTCTCGAACCTCTGGATCAATGTCCAAGGTGCTAGGAGCAGTGCCCACTTCTGGATCTGCAATGTCATAAGG